TACAGAAGAACGATAATCATGTCTTAGTAAATAATAAACGTACCAGTCTCTTAATCTATGAAATCCTATTAAAATATCTGGATCAGGAAGTTGTGATTTCGCTACAGGTGAAAACACTATATTACTTGTTTGATTTGAAAAACGAGTAAAATAATAAATCAATGAAAACTGATAACCACCTAGTTTGATTAATTTTTTTTCTACCAATTTTTCAATATATATTTTGACTTCTTCATCGCGAACAGTAAGATTTTCTTTGAGAAAATCATAATCTTCTCTTGCTTTAATGTGAGGTAAAAGTGCTGTTTTTGTATCTTCAATAAATCTTTTTGATGTTTCTTCATAAAATTTTGCGCACTCTAAAGTAAAAGCGGAAAGTTCAGGATTACCACACTTTTTAAATTGTTTTTCAATAAATGGAGGATCTAAAACTTCCCAATATTGATTGCACCATTCTTTATCAACTCTAATTATGGTACCTTCCATGAAAAATAAATTTTAAAATTTTCGAAAAGTTCACCCCTCGAAAATCACCACATTTTTTTCAAAATGTGTCGATTTTCGAAGGGTTCCAAAATTAAATATCTTTTGATCGTTCTATAAGAAAAAATTTTTATATTTTATGAAAAATAGTTAAAAAATTTTCAAGTTTTCTATACGATTTATGTCACTTCATCTGACCAAATAAAGAATTTTTCTATACAGCCCAAAGAAAAAAAATTATGTTAAGCGAAAACGATGAACTTTTAATTTCGGAGTTTTTCCGCTTGCGTTGTAATATCGACAAAACGGGCGTTTTATCGTCAAATGTTCCGTCCGATACAGATAACGCCGAAAGTATTTCAGAAACTCATTCATACACGGGGGCAGCTTGTCAAATGCCGTCGGCGGTTTCGTATCTTGCAGGCGCTATTTTAGGCGTGCGGGATGAATTATTAAATTTAAAATGCGATTTGCAAATCGGCGACTATGTTGTAATCGTCAGTTTGGAACAGAAAGACCGTTATTTGTTAGTGGATAAAGTGTTAAACGAGCGCGAGTGAGCAGAGGGCGGAACGGTCAAGGCGTTGAGCCTTGCCGTGCAGACCCGTTTAACGCGAACGAGAAAGAGAGGTAAAAGAATAATGTTTCCGTCAGTTATTGAAGAAACAGAAAACGAAGTACAATCGACGCGGGAAAAGGTTATTTCAACAAGTACCGAATTAGGATTGACACCGTCTTTTGATTATACAAAAAAACAATTTTTGCTTGAAAACGGCAGTTTAAAAATGATTACGGATGTTGACGCAATAAAACAATGGATTGTTTTATTCATAACGACCCCGAAAAACACATATCAAATATATGACGGAACGGATTTCGGAACGTCAATCCGCAAATTATTCGGGCGCAAAATGTTAAACAACGGATATGAAGAATCCGAAGTTGAAAGAGAAATCCGCGAGGGCTTGCCGTTATGTCCCGCAATCAACAGGGTAACAAGTTTTAATATGCAAAAAGTCGGCAAATTAGTCAAGATATATGTTCAAGTTGAACTATACGACGGGGAACTTGTCGACGAAACAATCGACGTAACATATTTAGTCAGATAGGGGATTTTATGTTTTTAACAGTAGACAAATCAGACGAAGAAATCACGGCGGATATATTGACGGAATTGCCGTCGACATATCAAAAAAGCGTCGGATTTCCCGCATGGGATTACGCGCGCGCAATCGCTATCGGCGGATTAAGCAAAATTTATGAAAAATTGAAATATATTTGTTCTATGGGTGATATAAATAATTTTGAATATGACGACCTTGTAAAATTCGTTAAACAGCGTCGGGGGATTGTTGCACATACGGCGCAATGTTCAACAGGTGCATTGACCGTAACGGGAAACGGAACAATAAGCGTCGGGGATTTATTCCAAACAGAATCGGGCTTGCAATTCCAAGCGACCGAAGAAAAAGAAATTACAACAACGGGAACTTTCAGCGCGGAATGTTTGACTTCGGGAACGGTCGGAAACGTCCCCGCAAATTCGATTGTCGTTATTCCCGTAACGATTGACGGAATATCGACCGTAACAAATACATCGTCATTTACGGGCGGATATGACAAAGAAACGAAAGAATCCATTATTGAACGTTATCTTGAAGATTTGCAACAGCCGATAACATCGAATAACAAAAACCACTATAAAAAGTGGGCAAAAGAGGTCGCAGGCGTCGGGGACGCTAAAATAAAATCATTATGGAACGGCGACAACACGGTTAAAGTTGTAATTATTAATGATGAAAATAACGTCGCGGATTCGACGCTTGTCAATGAAGTACAAAAATATATTGACCCGTACGGCTACAAAGTATCAAACGGAACATTAACGGGATATGTTCAATCGTTTGACGCGGATTCGGAATATATCCCGACGGGAACAACGGTATATTCGGATTATGATTTACAAACAGTTCTTGCAACAGCGCAGGAAAACGAATATTCCCCCGATACGGAAAACCCGTCAAAAAAATACGGTTGGGGACATGGTAACGGTGAAGCAGACATCGGGGCTTATGTAACCGTTGAAAGCGCAACAGCAAAAAATATTAATGTTACGGCGGAAATTGTATTGCAGACGGGCGCGGTTCTTGAAACAGTTATCGCAAATATAAAAGAACAAATCGAAACTTATTTGAAATCGACCGTTTTTGAAGATTCATACATTAGTTATGCAAAAATCGGGGCTTGTATATTAAAAGCCGACGGCGTTCTTGATTATACCGAATCAGCTTTCAAAGTTAATGACGCAAAAGACAACGTTGCATTGACTGATTCTGATGAAACCGTCGAAATTGCCGTTTTGAATACATTAACCATAACCGAAAAGGAATAACGGGAATGACAATAAAAGATGATATTATCGCTTTACTTAATAAAGTACAGCGAAAAGACGCGTTCTTAAACGATTTTACAGAGGCGTTGAAAATCAAATTTCAAGCAATAATCGACTTTTGCGAAAGTGTCCGAAACAATCAATTTTTTGACAGTTTGGACAATGAGGGTGCCGCATGGTGGGAAGATATTTTGAATATAATTCCGACGGCAGCGCAGACATTAACGGACAGATGTTCAAAAATTCAAGCGAAATATTTGTCAAACGGTCATAATATGATTGCGTTAATTCAAAGAGCTTGCGACAGTTGGAAAAACGGCGAAACGGAAGCCGATTTTGTGAACGGTAAAATTCAAGTGCAGTTCACGGCGTCTTATGGCGTTCCCGCCGATTTAGATTCATTAAAAGAATCAGTTGAAGAAATAAAACCCGCGCATTTACCCGTTGAATGGTTGTATAAACATCTTTTAAAAAAAGATATTCATAAAAAAATGACAAAAAGCGAAATGCAAACATATAAAAAACATCAATATTGCGATTGCAAGATAGGAGAATAACAGGCATGGGAAGTTCAACAACAAATTTAAACTTGTATTTAACCGATATGGACAAAGACGGCAACGATAGTTTCGATTTTGACCGTGATTTAAACCAAAACTTTACTAAAATTGATACGGCGTTCGGAACTTTAAGCATTGATTCGTTAAAAAAAGATTTAAGCAATTTACCCGTATCAAGTGAAGATTATATCCGCGCGGTTACGGACGGGGTATATCCCCCCGTTGACTTGACAGTGAAACATACCGCAGAAATCGCGTCCGATTTTGCGGGGGATGAATGGGCATGGATTCAGTCCCGAATACAATCCGCGAACTGGTCGGGAATACATATCGGTGATTATATCCCCGTTCAATTATCGGGCGGAACAATCGGCGGAGCGGTTACGATTGCAACAAATCAACAACATTATATGCAGGTTGCGGGGATTGATACTTATTATCGTTCGGGTGATACGGAAATCCCGCACCATATTGATTTTATCGCATTGAATACGATTGAAACTTGTTCAATATGGAATGGGGGCAATACAAATAACGGTACATCATCCGAGAAAAACCCGTTCAAATCTTCAAGGATTTATGCAATATGCAACGGGGTAAATAATTATTCAACATCGGCACAAGGCAGTCTTGCGCATGGTTTGAATTGTTCTTCGGGCGGTATATTACAGATGTTGCCGACAGCCTGTCAAAACGTTTTAATTCAAAAACGTACATGGTCAGAAGAACAATATAATTCTTCATCGCAAATCAATTATCCGTCGGGGTATGGTTGGCGCGATATGGGAAAAATTTGGATTCCGCATGAAGTCGAAATTTGCGGGTATCAGCCAAACTCTTATAACAGAAACAAAGACGGCGGAAATATTGATAACTTAACCCGTAATTTAACTAAAATGTACCCGTTATTTAGATATCAAACAAGAGTTAAGACGGGCGCAGATACAGGCGCAAGGTCTAATTATTGGCTATGTTGCCCGTCGGGTTATGCGTCGACGGTTGTGTGCGGTGTCACCGCGGACGGTTATGTCGTCCAGAACAACGCGGCGAATACGAACATTTCGGTGTGTTTCGGCTTTCGTATCGGCTAATCGAATAATCATCTATCCGACCGCCCCGTGCGGTCGATATTTTGCAAAAATTTTGAAAAGGTATAAAATGTCGAATGTTTATAAACGAATGA